GGGATCGCTTTTGACGGGACGACGGCAGAAGAGGGCTCGGTTGTGATGAACGGAACGTCGGCGGTATCTATGATTGGCCCTGCTGCAGCAGCAGTAAGTAAGGTGCTGTCTGCTGGTAAACACTATGCAACCGTTGTCGGCAATATTTCTGGCGGGTTCACGCTCACAGTTACCGGGACTTCAACTGCGGGGCAAAGAACAGCATTAAGGGTAACCATCTTCGGATAGGGGTGAAGCAATGCTACTCGGTGACTTGGACAAACTAATACGGGCAGTATGCCCAATTTACGGCATCACCTCTGAAGGGGCAATAGTGTTCAAGCCAGAAGCAACCGAGCTGGAGAAAAGTGACGCACAGAACATAATGGATGCACATATCGGAGACTTGGATAGTCAAATAGACGCGATGTGGGCCTTAATTAAAGCTAGGCGTGACAGCAGAAAAGCGGGCGGCGCGAAAGTCGGTGACAAGTGGTTCCACACAGATGATTCGTCAAAAACCCAGCACCTCGGGAACAAAGATACGGCAAGAGACCAGCTGGAAGCAGGGGGATCAATGGCTGACCCTCTGCGAGACCCAGAAACATTAGAAATTATTCGTTGGAAGACCATGGATGGAAGCTTCGTGGCGATGACCGTGCAGCTATCTTTCGACATTGTGAAAGCTGTGAAGAAATTAGAGTTCAGCACGTTTGCGATGGCCGAGATACATCGTGCTGCGATGCAGGCTAGCGAAGCGCCTGAGGACTACGATTTCTCTGGCGGATGGCCGCTCATTTACGGGGAATAAGATGACGATCATTGTTGGGCAGTCCGTCGCAGCAACTACGGTAAATAAGATCATCGCACTGGCGTTAAAGGATATCGGCGCGCTCGGGGATGGGGAAAGCATCCCACCCTCTGTGATGGAGGATGCCTTCGACACTTTGCGGCAACTGGTCGGTCAATGGCAGATAGACGGCTTGATGGTCTATGCCATGGCTGAGATTTCATTCTCTCTCACCGGGGCGGTGTCTTACACCATCGGCGACGGGGCGGATGTGAACACCACCCGCCCGGATGAGGTGGCCTCGGCATTCTGGCGGGATAATGGGATTGATTACCCGCTGGTTGTATTGACGTCATTCGATGAGTATCAGTGCATACCAGACAAGAGCATAGCGAGCATCCCGGAATGCGTGTATCTGAATCCGGATTACCCTTTCGCCACGCTCTACACTTGGCCGGTGGGATCGAGTGGCGCGATTCATTTGACGGTCAAGAGCCCATTCCCCAACTACACATCCACCTCGGAAAGCTTGAGCGTGCCAGCGCAATATGAGCTCGCCATGCGCTATTCGTTGGCTGAGTTGCTCGCCCCTACTTTTCAGCTACCGTTGCGGCCAGACATCGCTGGGCTGGCGAAGCGGGCGAGAACGATCCTCAAGCGTGGGAACGTACGCATTCCTCAGTTGAGTATGCCTAACGCGGTAGTGCCCCATCAACGGTCTGACATTTTCAGAGGGTAAATGCGAAACTTCCAAAAACTAGCTGCTGGTATAGATGTACTCCCGCTACTTCTCAGCATCAAGCGCAGGCCAGAACTGTGGAAGGAGGACACTTACTTACGCGACTACCCACAGGGGCCATTCAAGCAAATAGAGTCGATCATGCTGCGCTTCCCTGAGAAGCGGGTATTCGAACAGGAGGAAGAGGTAGAAAAATACAAGCGCGGAGAGTCACAGTTCGATCAACACGAAAGCGTCGATTACCCGGCCTACAAGCTTTTACCCGAGGCGAGGCCTATCGTCATGAACCTGATGCACTACGTAGGCGGCGAGCGCCTTGGCCGAGTCATGATCAACAAGATTTCCCCTGGCGGAGTGATTTACCCGCATCGCGACACCCCAGCTCATACAGAGTATTACTCGCGCTTTCATGTTGTGCTGCAGAGTCAGCCAGGAGTTCTATTCCGCTCTGGCGACGAAAATGTCTACATGGGTACCGGTGAGGCTTGGTGGTTCAATAACGCAGAAGAGCACGAAGTCATCAACAACAGCGCGGATGAACGCATCCATTTGGTTATAGACCTCAGGACATCACGATGATCACATGTCACGTCGAGAGTTTTGCTGAACGCTTGAACGAGCTTAAAACGCTGCTTCCGATGCACTATAAGGAACTCGCGCTAAACCAAGATAAGGTCCCGCTAGATCCGCAATACGAAATATACATTGAGCGCGAAAAGCGCGGAGAGCTGTTGTTCGTTGCGATGCGCGAGTCCGGAGAGTTGATCGGGTACTTCATCGCATTTATCGCGCCTGGGCTTCATTACAAGACATGCCTTACCTGCACCATGGATATTTTTTATATCCGCCAAGACAGGCGAAAAGGATCGGCCGGAGTCCGGCTATTCCGCTTCGTGGAGTCTGAGTTAAGGCGGCGCGGAGTACAGCGGTGGTTCATGGGGTCTAAGGTGCATGCCGATGCCAGTGCTTTGTTCAAGAGGATAGGGGCGGAGCCTGTCGAAACTTATTACAGCAAATGGTTAGGGGGTTAACATGGTCGCAGCGGCAACAATAGGAGGGGCAGTAGCTAGTTCGGTTATCAGCGGCTCTATGGCTTCGGGTGCGGCTAGTGACGCTGCAGACGCGCAGACGCAATCTGCTCGCGAGGCGAACGCCACGCAATTGCAGATGTATAACCAGACTCGAGAGGACAATGCACCATTCCGCGAAAACGGATTGGCCGCTAACAACCGACTCTCCTACCTGCTTGGTCTAAACACATCGCCATACGGATCGACGGGCGGCGTCGGCAATCCGAATCTCCCACCAGCGCCGACGCGGCAACAGATATTCGACCAGTACGAAGCGTACCTCGCGCCGAATGGCATAGACGTTCCATATGCGTACCTGAACGCGCATGACAAGGCGGGGCGAGACGCTACTGTCGACCGCATGTATCAAGAGGCCATGCAGCAGTACCGCAACACCCCTGCGGTGCAGGCGGACCAAGCGGCGCAGATGGCCGACCCAGCATATGGCTCGCTCCTGCGGAATTTCTCCGCAAGTGATCTTAACGCCGACCCAGTGTATCAATCGGGGCTGCAATTCGCCTTGAGCGAGGGAGAGAAGGGCATCAATAACCAAGCTGCAGCGAGCGGCAACATGCTTTCCGGTGCGACGCTAAAGGCATTGACACGCTTCGGCAATGACTACAGCACCTCGAAGGCGGGGGACGCCTATAACCGTTACAACAATAACCGGCAAAACACTTATAACATGCTGTCAGGGGCAGCAGGCGGCGCGCAGGTGGCAAACAATAATATCGCCTCGGCAGGCCAGAACATGGCGAACCAAGTGAGCCAAAACCAAATTGGTGTTGGCAATGCTCGGGCTGCGAGTTCCATCGGCGGCGCGAATGCCTTGACTGGTGCGATAAATGGCGGCGTCAACGCATTTCAGCAATACAACATGCTGAATGGGTATAACAGCTTTATGGACAATGCAAGCGCCAACGGGTTTGGTCCTGCCTTCACGCAGAGCGGCATATACGGTTAAGGGATAGAGAATGGCAATTGATACCAACATGTACGGCAATCTCGGGCGGCCATCGGTGCAACTGGAAAACCCGATGGATGCTTACGCCAAAGTGGCGCAGATGCAGCAAATGCAGAACCAAAACCGCCTGGCTGATTTGACGTTGGCACAGCACCAAAGGACTCTTGCCAGCGACAACGCATTGGCGTCACTTCTTGGCGCTGGCAAGAGTGGTGCGGACGTTGTTTCCGGCCTAGGGCAACAAGGGTATGGCAATGCTGCGCTGGACTACCAGAAAAAATATCAAGAAGGCAAAAAGTCGGCGGCGGATGTAGAAAAGACCGCTGCAGAGACGAAGAAGATAGACCAAGAGACGGCAGCGAATCAATTCGAACTCGCCGGTCAACTGGCAAGCGCATGGGCTAAAGACCCTGCTATCACTGTTCCACAAATTCAAGCTGGTCTGAATACTGCTCTGAACAGCAAGATTATTTCTCCAGAGGTGTACCAGGCTAAGATCACAGAATTGCAAAGCGTTCCTCCGGACTCTGCGAGTCTGAATAAATGGGCGCAAGGTACCTTGGCGCAGGTGATGAAGGCGAAAGACAGCATGTCATACATCGCGCCAGACGCCAATACGCTCGCCAACAATAAGACATCACGCGAAAACAACGCGGAGACGAACGCCACCTCGCGCGAAAACAATGCCCGATCTGTAGCGGCCACCGTTCTTGGCATAAAAACGGCTGACGCGAGAGCAAGGGAGCGGCTCGCCTTCGATCAGTCACAGCCAAAAGGCCAATACGATGCAGAGCGCGGCGTTCTGGTTGATCCTCGCACCGGGATTGCAACGCCCGTCAAGTCTTCTGACGGCCAGCTACTCGGCGCGAAAGACAAACCGCTTACGGAGTCTCAGAGCAACGCGACTAGCTTTGCGGCGCGCATGAGGCAGGCATCAGAAGTTATAGATAAGTTAGAGGAAAAGGGGGTCAACCCAGGGAAATTAGGCACCATATTGGCAGGAAGCAACTGGACAAATCCATTGGCAAGCAGCGAAGGTCAGCAATACATGCAAGGTCAACGCAACTGGGTGAGCGCGAACCTTAGAAAAGAATCCGGGGCCGCAATACCTGACTCAGAAATGGCAAATGAAATTAAAAAATACTTCCCACAGCCGGGGGATAGCAAAGAGGTCATAGCGCAAAAGAGACAAGCTCGTGCAGTAGCAGAAGAGGGGATGATGGTGCAGGCAGGTCCTGGGGCAAAGCAGGTTCCAGGCATCATCGATAGAACTAGGCCTAAATCATCCAAAGCTGCCGGTGGTATCAAATTCTTAGGGTTCGAATAATATGCCTATCGCACGCTTTCAAATGCCAGACGGCCGCATTGGCCGCTTCGAAGTACCAGACGGGACCACGCCAGAGCAAGCGCAATCCATGATTGCCTCGCAATTACCATCACTTGCGGATAAACCAAAAACCCAAGCCACCGCCGATGGCGCATCGGCCTACGACGCTCCTAAAACATATGACAGCATAAATGCTGGGAAAGCCCCGGTGGGCGAGGTGTTGCAGAACATAGGCAATATCGCGGCAGGTCTGGTGCGCGGGGCTGGGTCAATCGGATCAACATTGCTCGCCCCATATGATATGGCGAAAGATGCCCTCGCCGGGAAAGGTCTTTCACTTGAGTCGAACAGGCAGCGTCGCGCCGCAATTGACGAGGGACTGCAATCAATGGGGGCCGACCCGTCATCAATCAACTATAAGGCGGGCAAGCTTGGCGGCGAGATCGCCGGTACTGCCGGTGTCGGCGGCTTAATCGGGAATGCCGTCAGCGCTGGCGCAAAAGCCATTAGTCCGGCAGCAGCAGCGGCTGCAAACCCACTCGTCAACGCGCTGGCTAGCGGTGGCTTTAAGGCGGGGGTTACTCCTGGCGTGACCAATATGCTCACACGAATGGCGGGCGGCGCTGGTGCGGGCGGGGCGGCGGCAGGACTCATCAACCCGGATGACGCTGCTGGTGGGGCGGCTATTGGCGCTGCCTTGCCTCCTGCTTTGTCCGCTGTCGGTAAGACGTTGGGTTATGTCGGACGGGCTGCCGGTTCTGCGGTAAAGCCATTCACCACTTCAGGGCAGAATGAGATAGCAGGAGACATCGTCAATAAATTCGCCAAAGGTGGGCCTGTCTTTGTAGACTCGTCGCAGGTCGTCCCTGGCTCTGTGCCGACGCTAGCAGAGGCCACGGGGAATGCCGGTCTTGCGACGCTACAACGAGGTTTGAGGGACGTAAGGCCCAATGCGTTTATCGAGCGCGAGGCGAACAATGCGGCAGCGAGGAGTAAATTACTGGATAGCATAGCTGGCGACCAATCCCAATTGGATTTCTACCGAACTGACAGGTCAACAGTAGGGAAGCAGTTGTATGACACGGCATTAGACCAATCGGCGCAACAACCGTTGACGCCTTACCTGAAAGGGCAAATCACGCAATTACTCAAAAGGCCATCTATCACCGATGCAACCAAGACCGCCGAAAGATGGGCGCTGGAGCGTGGTGAGCAACCTTCAGGAGAAGGTAGCTTGCGTGCTCTGCATGACGTTAAAACTGCGATAGACGACAAGATAGCCGATTCTGTGAGAAACAACCAAGGAGGCGAGGTTGCCGCGCTGCAGGCGACAAAAGACAAGCTCCTAAACGTCATGGAAAAGCTGAGCCCGGATTATGCGGAGGCGCGCGCCACTTATTCCGCTATGAGTAAGCCCATCAACGCAATGGAGGCGTTGCAGGGATTGAAGCTAACGGATGCACGTGGGAACATCACGCTATCTCGCGTCAAGAATGCGATTGACGGTCTAGAAAAGCAAATAAACGCGCCTGGCATCAACGCGGCAAAGGACATCACGTCTGAGCAACTGGGGGCACTGAAGGCCATAAAAAGCGATTTGCTCCGGGCTGACAACACGTCTCTCGGCAAGTCGATTGGCTCCAACACGTTCCAAAATATAGCAACAGATAACATGCTGGCGTCTCTTTTGCCTGGGCCCATCGGCGACTTCGCACAAGGGAAGGTTGGCGGCGTCTTGGGGCAGGCCGGGAAGCTGTTATACAGCGGCCCGAATGAAGCGATCAGAAACAGGCTGGTAGATATGGCGCTTAACCCACAATTGGCCGAACCAGCGCTCTCTAGCTCTATTTTTGGCAAGCCAGCGGTACCGCAAAACATCTTAATGAGGCTGGTCAATAATCCTTCTCTTCGCTCGACGATTTATCGCGCCGCTCCTGCCATAGCAACTTCCCAGTGACGAACGAGTAAATGAAATTAACTGCCCCGGCTAAACCGACAAGTACGAGGAATTTGATTATCAAGTAGTCGATGTAATCCATCCCACTAATGTAGCACAGCCCTGCTAGTCAGGGCTTTTTTACGCCTTAAGGAAACGCAATGCCGATTGTCCCTTTATTCGGTTTAGGTCAAGAAGGTAAGAGTCCTGTGGTCACCGCGCAAAGACATTTGAACCTGTACGCGGAAATGACGCCAGGATCAGAGAAAGGCCAATTCGCGCTCTATGGCACGCCTGGGCTCGCCCTGTTCACGTCGTTCGGTAGCACCCCAGTGCGCGGCGGATTGGCTTATGGGGACTACATCTACTACGTGCACCGTGGGACGTTCTGGCAAGTAGATAACTCTGGCGCAAAGGTCAGCAGAGGCACCATCGGCACCACCTCCGGAAGGGTGGAGATGGCCTGCAACGGTCAGCAGGTAGGTATCGTTGACGGCGACAACATGTATTGCTACACCATCGCCACGCATGCCTTCGCGATTGTCTCGTCCGGCCTGTTTGCCGACCCCATTGGCATCACGTATCAAGACGGGCGTTTTATCGTCTGCTTTGCCGATTCCGGACAATTCCAAATTTCAGCACTGTACGACGGCACCACCTTCGATGCCTTGGATTTTGCCACTGCAGAATCAAGCCCGGACAATCTCTTGCGGGTGATGGCTGATCATGGGGAAATCGTCATGTGTGGGGATTCGACCGTGGAGTTTTGGGGCAATAGCGGCGGTCAGGACTTCCCCTACTCAAACATACGTGGCGCGACGCTTGAGTTCGGCCTAGCCGCGCCGTGGTCGCTCGTCAAATACAATGACTCGCTGGCTGGCCTGTTCAGAAACCGGATGGGGCAGGTGCAAGTCATGATGATGGCCGGTCATGCCCTGCAAAAGCTCAGCACGCCGGAGATAGATAGTCTCATCAATAGCTATGGCGTGGTGTCAGACGCGACGGCTTACGCCTACATGCTGGGCGGCCACCCCATGTTCCAATTGAATTTCCCCAGCGCCGATAAATCATGGCTGTATGACGCCACCACCCAACTATGGTCATCACTCGAATCGGGTTTGAGTGGCGGGCGTCATAGAGGCGAAATCCACCTGGATTTTTTGAACAAGCCACGCGTCACAGACTATGAAAGCGGGAATGTTTATACCATCGACCCCGATACATACACCGACAACGGGCTGCCGATTCCACGCGAGATCATCACTCGCCACATGATGCAAAACTTCAAACGCCAGTCGATTTCATCCCTGCAGGTGGATATGGAGACTGGAGTTGGACTCGTCAGCGGGCAGGGCGACAACCCGCAAGTCATGCTGCAAATCTCTAAAGACAATGGGCGGACCTGGGGCAATGAGTTATGGCGACCCATGGGGAAGATAGGGCAGTACTATAGCCGCGTCGTATGGCGGCGGCTGGGCATGGCTTATGACTGGGTGTTCAAGCTGAGGATCACTGATCCTGTAAAAGTGGTATTATGTTCTGCATCTATTGAAACGTCAGGGGGGCTCATAAATGACTAAAGCAGCTGATTTAACAGGGAAGGTGTTCAATCGGCTGACGGTTGTAAAAAGGGCGGAACGAAACACAGCGGCAGGAAAAGCGCTCTGGGTATGTAAATGCATTTGCGGCTCAGAAGTAGTGGCAACTGGGAATCACTTAAGCAGTAATCACACGAAATCTTGCGGGTGCCTGAAGGCAGATAGAGATAAGAGCGCAAAATACATTTCTCACGGCCATGCGCGGAGAGGTGAGCATACTTCTGAATACATGGCATGGCATGGAATCATTAGCAGATGCAACAACCCAAATGTAAGGAACTGGCATTCTTATGGCGGACGCGGCATAACGGTCTGCGAAAGATGGATGAAGTTTGAAAATTTCATTGCTGATATGGGGTCGCGTCCAGCAGGGATGAGTATTGAGCGAGTAGACAACAATAAGGGTTATTCACCAGAAAACTGTATTTGGGCGAGCAAAAAGGCGCAGGGCAACAACCGCAGTACGAATCGCTTCTTTACGTACAATGGGGAGCGATTGACGCTGACACAGCTCTCAGAAAAGTATGATGTGCCTAATTCAGTATTGTCTGGACGAATACGCCGTAATTGGCCCATTGAAAGTGCCATAGAAACACCTGTTGCAAGGTAAAGAGAATTAAGCAAAACAAAGCCACCGCTATGGTGGCTTTGTTATTTTGAGGATAACAATGAATAACGCTCCTCCGATCCAAGAGCCGGCTGGAAGCAGGTGGTCAACGGCGTGGGCAAATTGGTTCCAGCAAGTGTTTTCCTGCCTGCCGTGGCGCAAAGGGTTCTCGGCAGTGGCGACGCTGGATTTCCCCTCAGTCGCGGCGCACACAGAACAATCCTTGACTATGACTATCAGTGGGGCGCGCATCGGCGATGCTGCCACCGTTTGCCCATCTGCGCACACCCCGGGGATTATTTACAGCGCCGTCATCACCGCCGCCGATGCCGCAACCATTTACGCCCAAAACTACACCGCTGGCGCAATTGATCCCGCCTCTACCAACTTCCGCGTCATCGTCTTCCAGAACTAGGAGCCACAATGCCATCAGTCCGACTATCACCGCTTTACAATGATCAGACCTTCATCCCAACGACCAACACTCCCGCCTCTGGCTACAAGCTATTCACCTATGTCGCTGGGTCCTCGACCAAGCTGGCGACCTACACCAATAGCACGGGAAGCACGCCACAATCGAACCCTATCATATTGAATGCAGCGGGCCAGCCAGACCACCCCATTTGGCTGGCTGCCGGGCTATCTTATAAGTTCGTTCTGACCTCGCCAAACGACACCGATCCGCCCGCCTCGGTCGTCAAATCGTTTGACGACATCTCCGGGGTGAATGACTCCAGCAGTTCGGTCAGCCAATGGCAAAGCTCTGGCGTTACACCAACCTATGTGAGCGTATCATCGTTCACCGTCCCCGGCGATCAGACGAATGAATTCCACACCGGACGACAAGCGCAATTTACCGTCGCCAGTGGCACGGTGTACGGCACGATTGCTTCGTCGTCCTACGGCGCGCCAGACACGACTGTGACCATGGCGATGGACTCTGGGGATGAATTAGACAACGGATTAACGAGTGTTGAACTTAGCATACTGCGGGCAGACCATCCTGCCATGCCTGCGACTGCCATTAGCCAGTGCCGTGGCCTGACAGGAACCGTCAACGCGGTAACCCCACTCAGCAAATTCGACCTTTCTGCCGATGCCGTGGCGCTGCGTAACCTGGGTGGGGCGACACTATCCCGCTATAACACCGGCACGCTCACATGTGATATTAGCCTCGCAGGCCCGCTCGCCAATGGGCGCGACCAAGCCGATGCCTTCGACGCGGATTCGTGGATTTACCTGTATTTCATTTGGAACGGGTCAACTTTGGCGACGCTGGCAAGCGTGGATTCGCCTTCTGATTTCGACGGCTCGACACTTCCGCCTGGGTATACCCATTGGGGGTTTGCCACTACATTGCGGCTTGATGTGTCTGGCGACTTGGTGGAGTCTGTCGTCAACGGTAGTTGGGTGTTCCCGGTGCCTGTGCGTGTGGTGGACGCTGGCGTGGCGCTTACTTATACCTCGGTGGACTTGTCGGACGTTTGCCCACCCAATACGGTGAACGCCCGCATTGCGTTCCAGCTTGCCTTCGTACATAACACAGCCAATGTCACGTTTGAATTGTTCGTCCGGCCGGGAGGCGCATCCAATGCTGGGTTGGCATTATGCGAAATTGTCACACAAGTTAATGGGAACTCGAACAAGTACCTTAACACATCCGACATTCCCCTTGGCGATGCGCAAGACCTAGAGTATTACATCAAGAATAGCGCACCCTCTGGGACTGGGGGCGCTTATATAGACGTTTTCGGTTACTCAGTCCCGAATGGAGATAATTGACTTCCCATCATTGCCGGTAATTTATAGGGGAACATAAATATGAACGCGTTCAAGAACAACATCATCCAGATATTAATCGCGCTAGATCAGCTCGCAAATGTGGTCCTCGGCTTCATCATCAACCCGTGGAGTGATGAGAATTGGGCCGACGAATCGATGTCATGCCGAGCGGGTAGGCTGGGAGACCGCTACCCATATAAGATTTTCAGAATCATTATTGACGGTCTCGCCTACCCACTACAAGGGCCAAATCACTGCCGCAATGCGTATCTCAAGGAGCTGACGCGCTATAACATGCCCCCTGATATGAGGTAGCAAGACAAGAGGTAACGCCCACCCACGCCCAAGCCGCCATCCCATTGGCGGCTTTTTTGTCGCGTTAGTGGTTACTATTATGTTGGTTCATTGATATTATGCAATAGTTAATGGTTGTTATTATGATAGGTGAACCAGGAATAAAGGTGCGAGCTATGCCTAATATTGACCCAAATTTGCAAAAGGAAGCCGTGAAAGAGGCCCTTAAGGAATGGTTAGACGACCAATTCCACGAAAGCTGTGCCTCATTCGGCAAGTGGGCAATTAAAAGCATTCTGGCAGCGGCATTCTGTGGTCTCGTTTATCTAGCACTTATCGGGTTTGGGTGGCACAAGTGAACAAGAGCGAATTAGCTGGGCAACTCGTTATAGACGAGGACATCAAACTTAGGCTTTATCGAGACACGGTAGGTAAGCTCACCGGAGGAGTCGGGCATAATTTTGATGACTTGGGGATCAGCAGAGCGGCGGCTATGTTCATTCTTGACGAGGACATAGACATAGCATGCGCCGAACTAGATAAAGCTTTGCCATGGTGGCGGGGAATGTCTGAGCAGCGCCAACAGGCAATCGCCAACATGGCTTTTAACATGGGCGTCCCTAAGCTTCTTGGGTTTAAAAACACGCTGGCCGCAATGAAGGCGGGTGACTATGAATCTGCCGCTAATGAAATGCTCAACTCTAAGTGGGCAACACAAGTCGGCGAGAGGGCAAAGAGGCTAGCGAAAATGATGAGAAATGGGTGATTGCAGAGTTATCGACCTAGCCGGTTTCCGGCAAAGGGTGGGCAAACAGAGCGGCGCAAGACTTAATCTACGCAGCGGGGGATTTATGACTGTGCCAGAAGCCATGATTGATTTCTATTTTGCGTGCGTCATCGCTGCGTTCTTCATAGTGCCATATTTGGCTATAAAGGACAGGAAATGAGCTTAGACCCGATCACAGCATTGCTCGATATCGGGGGGAAAGTCATCGAGCGGATATTCCCAGACCCCACGCAAGCCGCGCAAGCCAAGCTAGAACTCTACAAGCTGCAGCAATCTGGCGAACTGGCGCAGATAACGGGACAGATGGAAATCAACAAAACGGAAGCGGCCAATGCTTCCGTTTTCGTTTCCGGGGCAAGACCGTTCATCATGTGG